AGTGATGAGGTCGCGGCAGCTAACCCCGGCAGCGGCCCAGGCAGCGGCCCAGGCAGCGTCCCAGGCAGCGTCCCCGGCAGCGGCCCCGGCAGCGGCCCAGGCAGCGGCCCAGGCAGCGGCCCTGGCAGCGGCCCCGGCAGCGGCCCAGGCAGCGGCCCTGGCAGCGGCCCAGGCAGCGGCCCAGGCAGCGGCCCCGGCAGCGGCCCTGGCAGCGGCCAATTGCAGCGCCTCGTCGTAGGTCATCGCCCTACTGCGCTCGATGATGCCCGCGACATAGCGACCATTCGGGCCGAGCGCGTGGTGTGCGTCAATCTCGCGCACCACCTTCAGTTGACGGAAGCCGCCCTTGTGTCGATGGCCCGCATCGAACCCCGCGTACGGTTTGCCCGTCACCTCGAATAGCCGGCAGGGCCAGCTTCCACCGATCAGCGTTTCACCCGGTACATCCGCTGCATGAAGGAGTCCCGGCCCACATACCCGACGAGGTCCGTGGTGCGGTACCGGGCGAACGGTTTTGCCGACCTCGTACTTTACCTTGCGGTCATGGAACGCGGTACCGTCAAGGCGCGTTGCCTTGTAGTAGATCGCGCTCACGGCCACACCGCCTCAGGGACCCACCTACAGGGTCCTCGCGGGGGCCAATGGCATAGCTGGGCCATGCCGCCTGCCTGTCGTGCCACCATGCTCAGCTCCTGTCTCTCTGCTGGTCCGAAGGTCTTGTATGGGCTGCCGACTACCGCCTTCACCTGAATGAACCGCGGCGTGTTGTTTGCCTTGAGGGCGACTAGGTCGGCGGCGCCGATGCTCGCGGGTGCACGCATGACAATCCAGCCGTCCTCAATGAGCAGGTCACGCACCTGACGCTCGCGGCGCGTGCCTGCCGCCTTCATGTTCTTCACTTGCGCACCGCGAACCCCACAAGCCACGCGGCGAAGGCCACCCATAGGAGGGTTGTGATCGCACCTACCCATATGAGAATGTCGCCGACGACATGCTGATCCGCAAACCAGCCACCGGTAGCCCGCAGAACGATTCCCGCGATGAGAAGGAGCAGCATCAGAACGGAATGTCGTCGTCGTCGGCAGGTCCGGCTGCGGCCTTGGCCTCGCCGGCACCACTGGACTCGCCTGCGCCGCCTACGAAGTGAACGTCGGTCGCGCGAATGTCGAGCGAGACGCGGGCCTCACCGTCTTTCGTCTCGTATGCACGTTGCGCCAGCGACCCAGACACAACGACTGTTCTCCCCTTCGCCAGGTACTGCTGACACAGCTCGCCCAACTTGCCCCAGGCGTCCACGTTGTACCAATCGGTGAACTCGTCGCCCTTGGCCTTGCGATTGTGGGCGATGCTGAACGAGCACACGCTGCTCGATCCTGCCTCTTTCGTCTCGGGGTCCCGTCCAAGGTTCCCCACTACCGTTATCGTGGCGATTGCCATATCGCGTCTCCTTGCGTTTCCCGGCGAGGTAGCCGATCGTCAAAACTGTTAGTTGAATTGCGGCGAGGATTGCCCCGCCGGTTAGAAGGGCCGTCACTGGTTATCGCCTCCTGTTGTTACGGCGTGCGCGCCTTGCGGCGCGCCCCTTTCTCCTGTCCACTGGCTGCCGCGTGGGGCCGCCGTCGGTGTACGTGCCAATGCGTCGCTCGGGCAGCGCGACCAGGAACGCCATGTGTCGCATGACGGCCGGGCGTGGCCCCTTCGCCCGTGCCCTTTGGATTGCCTGTGTGAGCGTCTGCTGCGGCGCCCACGCCTTCGGTGCAACCGTCCGACACTGCTCGGCTGGCTGCCGGGAGCGCCTGATGCGAGCCGCAAGGGTCGCTAGGCGACTGCCCGCCTTCATCCGACGTCCCGTCCACGGGGCTGGATCGCTGATCCACTCATCGCCGGCTGTCCCCCGTGTCACGCTCGAAGCGACAGTCCGGACAGTACTCCCGGTAATCGGGGTGCAGCCCGTTCGCGTGGTTCTCGCGAACGAGACGCCGGGCGTGCTGCATGGGGTTCTCGCCGAGGCGCTCGGCCCGCGCCAACTTAGGCGTCGTTGCCGCGCTCACTTCGCGTCCCGGCGTTTCTTCGCGGCGACCACGGAGTTGTACGTGTGCCCCGGGTTGGCGAACCCGAGCGCCTCCATAATCTCCTTGTAGGACTTGCCCGCGTCATGCATCTTCAGCGCATCGTCTTGACGCTTGCGCGACTCGGCGCGGCTCATTTTCGCCGCGCCTTTTGCCTTCGACGCCTTGCCGCGGTTGGTCTTGGCCTTCGCCGGTTTCGGCTTCGCCGCCGCCTTCGGTTTCGCTTTCGCTGCCTTGCTTGGTTTAGCCTTCGTTGCTGCGCTCATGGTGCTGTCCTCCTTTGTTCGTGGAACCGATACGGTACCAGCTTTTTCGAGCCTGCGCACGGCCCGCTGGAGTTCGGCCGCGACGTTTGGACGAACGTGCGCCCAGCGTCGCGCTAGCGCCCCGTCGGGGGCCGTCTGCGGGGTCACGCGCCATGATCCGCACGTTCTGTCCACCTGACGTGACTGGCCCGCCATGACGACTACCGCATGCCAGCCGTCGTCGCGCAGTTCAAGGTCGTAGATGCGCAGTGACAAGATCGACGCGGCGCTCATAGGCCGACGTCGGCCGGGTCGCAGCCGAGCGCACGCGCGAGGGCCAGCGCCTTCTCGTAGCTAAGGGTCGAAATGAAGCACGGCGTTTGGTGTCCGTCGGGGACCAGCCCTAGCATCCGGCGCAAGCGCGTGGTATCGCCTTCACCGTCACGATGCCCTGGCCGCTGGCGTCGCCGGATGCCGACGGCGACCGCCAGCTCGTGCCATGAGAGGAGGCCGCGCTCAACCCGGGCCACGGCCTCCTCTCGCAGACGCCCGTTGGGGACCCTATGCAACGGCGAGGGTTTCGTACTCACGGGATGCCTCGTATGGCCTGAGTGCGATGGTCGCCAGAATGTCGCGGTGCCTGGCACAGAAGCGCGCCGTGCCATTGACTGCGGTGTCACAGCCGGCGCCCCAGCGACAGTGTCGGCGTGTGGGCTTCACCTTCGGCCGCGGCGTCGTTGACACGCTGGGCTCGGGTGCGGTCACGCTGCCAGTTAGGGGTATGCCGGCGTAGGCACGGGCGAATACGTGCCTGGCGAACTCCAGCGGCGAGACTCCCTCTCCTGCATTCTTGGAACGCCAGTCATAGGGCGCGGGGTGAAGCTCCAGGGCATTCGCCCACGCAACGGGGAACTCAACCCCCTTGCGCCGTTCGCGTTCGAGTGCCGCCCTTATCTGTTCCGGAAAGGGATCGGCGCCGCCGTGGTGACTGTGTGTACGCCCGCGGCGAATGTCGTGCACCGTCGCGCTTGAAACCCCCATGTTCGCGGCAATCAGGTCCGCAGATATGCCGTTGCCGAGCATCCGACGAACGGACGCCACCTGTTCATTGTTGAGAACTCTACTCCGCATTGCGCGTCTCCTTGGCTCGTGCGATGAGTGCCTGCTGGCGCTTGTAGGCGTGCAGGACCGATAGAAAGTCGTCCGGTTCGGCAACCGACCAAGCGACCTCAAATTCACCGTCTCCGATTCGGACGATGCCCTGCCGATCCGTGGGCTCATCGCCACACTCCACCCCGCCAATCTCGTAGGCCATGAGCTGCGGGAACATCGTTCCCGGATACACGGCCTTGGAAGTCTTGAGGTCGAGCAGGCAGCGCCCGTACTTCGCGTGCCTGACACGGCAGACCGTGTCTCGGGTGCCAGCGAATCCGTGAACAGCCGAGCCGATCGGGCGCTCCGCCTCCAGGAATTCGGGCTCCCACTCCAGCACAAAGCGGGTCCAGCCCTGTATATAACCGCGGTGCGTCTCCGGGTAGTTAGCCAGGACGGGTATGCGGCGGTGGTTGATCCAGTCCTCCTGTGCCTTATGCACGGCGTTTCCTCGGTCGATCGCGTCTCCGGTGATGGAGAAGTGATCGAGCTTCCGACTTTTCAGCCGGCGTTTGAGGAGATGCGCCACCCCTGATGCGAGTGCCTCGCGGTCGGGGTTCTCGGGGACCTTGATGTTCTCTGCGGCCAGCTTCTGGCGCAGGCGCTCCGGGTTGCTCGGGACTGCGGGAAGGCGACGTTCCATCATCAGGCGCGCCACGCCGAGCACCGTCATCTTTGCCGCCCACGGCGGGAGTGCTGGCTTATCCAGAATCCCGAGGACCGTGGTTACTCCAGGGACCTTCACGCCGTTGACGTGGTACCCCCGCGGCTTCTCCGAGAAGACAACCTCGGGGATGCTCACGGGACGATTACCGAACCTGCGCTAGAAACCGCTGCAACGTCTGCGGCCGATGGCCGCTCAACGTGTGGAGCGGCTGCTGCCTTTGCTAGTTCGGCGCGCTGCTCCGGTTGCAGCACGATCACGAGTGACAAATTCGGGGAGAAAATGCGGCACATCAGCGCCGCGCTTCCGTCCTCGCTCGGGTCTGCCAGCTCGATCGCGCAGAAGGGAATGGTGATCTGCGCCGGGGGTATTTGTATCTGCTCGCCTTGCCGTGCTCTGCGGCTCATTGTTTCTCACTCCTTGCTCGGGAGGCGCAGAATCAGCGCCTCGGCTTGAACCTGCGTAAGTCCCTTGACGGCCTCCCCCACCTTGCCGTCGCCTGCGTCTACTCCGACCGCGACCAAGGCGAGCCGGGCGTTGTCCTCCGTCGTCTCGCGAATCAGCGCCTTCACCCGACGCAAAGTCTCAGCCTTGGCGACTGTGGACCTCGCGGTGCGGCGTGATGGGGCGCGTGGTGCGCGCGCGGATGCCGCGTTGCCGTCGTCGTCCTCGTCAGCAACGAAGCCGAGTGTCGATTCAAAGGCGTAGCGCTTGGCGTATGTGATCCCCGACCCCATGCCCTGGGGGTCCCGCTTCGCCGGACACGTAGGCATCGACTCGGTCAGTTCCTCGCCGCTCTCGGCGTGAGCCACCGTGTATCGCAAGCGCGGTTCGTCGGCGGTACCGCATGGCCGTGCCGACCAGGCCAAGCCGTGGGACGTGAGGAGCGGGAGTCCCTGCTCCATCAACGCTGGCAGCGAGAGGTATTTCGATTTGAAGTGCGGGTTCGATGCATCCTTACGCATCGTGCTCGCCTCGCTTTGGACAGCGAGCAGCGCGCCCCACAGGGCAGTTCGTGCCATCATGCGACCCCCGAATCAGTCGAGTTAGTCCGCGGAACCGGATCGGTGCCGCGGGGGAACCTAGCAGGTTTGGAACCGTATTGGTTCCGGCCGATACAGGAACGTCCGAGGCAACAGCGAACATAGGCGCGATATGGCGCACCATCCCCCGCATTTACACGGCCTAACGATCGTCCAGAACAACCTCGTCTTTCTGCTCTGGCGAGCACGCGTACGTGTAGGTGACGTCTCGCTGCACCAGATAGCAGCCGCAGCCCGCGTGAGCCATACGACGATCAAACGATGGGAGGCCGGGAAATGGGGCGAGAAGGCGCCGCAGATAATTGCGGCCTATGTCGCGCTAATCCCGGACCTGGACGAGGGCGCTATCTGGCACGAGGCCGCCGCGAACTGGCACCGCCCCCTGCCCGGGTCGCTTTTGAGCGGCGCCGGGCGCGCTGCGGGGCAGGTGAGGCGTCGTCGTCACAAACGTCGCACAGGTTCTCCTTGATGGCGTCCGCCATGCCCTCCCATGCCGCGAAGGCTTCCCCCGCGCCTACGCCCTCGCGGGCTAGCGTCCTGCGCTCGATTTCAAGGCATGCGAGCACCCGTCTAATGGATTGTCGTTCAGTCGCCGTCAGGGGCTCCATCCCAACCCTTCCCTTCCCCTCGGTGTAAGGGGTTCTATGTAATGGAACAAAACGCTAGCAGCATCGGCACCGATCCGGTTCCCCTTTAGCGACCGCGCGCTCGGATCATCCAATACGCCTCGATGTAGCCCGCAACGTCCGTCGCGCTGTCCTCGTGTCCGGGCGTCCGCTTGAGCCGCGAGAGCTTCAAGAGCACCATTGCCAGGGCCACGTCCTCGGCGACGACGTCCCAGCCGAACAGCGCCCGCCACAATGATGCGATGTGCTCGAAGTTCTCGGCCGGGTGCCCGTAGTTCTCGGGACGCTCACCGTAGACCGCGTCGGCCGCGCGGATAAGCGGGCATACTCGACTGGCCTCTCCCATGCCGCCTCCGTTTCCTGTTCGTCTAGGGCGCGTTGGAGGGCATCTAGGCCCATCGTGCCGCTCAGGTCGGGCATCGCCCTACTCATCGCCTCAAACCCCGCGCGGATACCCATGCGATAGGCGAGCAACTCGCGGTACGCGCGCTGGTTGCCCGTGCCGGCGCAAGCGATGCACAGCAGACCCTCTGGCCTCGGGGGAACCTCGGGCAGCGACTCGACCGCACCCCCCAGCGCCGGCAGCATGACCGTTGGCACGCGCCCATACCCCTTGCAGACGGGGCAGCCATTCCAGGTATCACCCGAAAATGACTCGGTACACATCGGGCGGCTCCCATCCGTCGGGCTTGAGCACCTTGCCGTCCTTCCGCTTCTTCACCCCGCCCCGCACCTTGCGCATATTCGCCGCGTGTATCTCAGCAATGATTGCGTCGAGGTCCACTCCATACTCCAGTGCCGTACCGTAGGCAACGTATACAGCGTCCCCCAGCTCACGTCCCACCTTGGCAATGTGGTCGCGCTCGCGGGTCGGCCCTGCGTTCTGTAGTCGAACATCCTCCTGGTAGTCGGCGACCTCGCGCTCATGCTCGTCGTACTCCTCGAACGCCATGTTGACCCGCGCGTCTGCCTCCTTGCGGGGCGGGATCGTGGGCGTCTGCCGGATCGGTGCCCCTGCGGCGGCGTGGAACTCGGCCACCAGGGGATGTGGGCTACGGGCCACCAAGCACCTCCGCGACCTCGGGTTCATACTCGGGCCGTGGCTGACCTCGCCGGGGTAGCCGCCGTGGATCGGCTCAGATCGAGACATGGACGTCCCACCTCCGACCGTCGAGCAATATGCGCGGTGCGCCCATCCGCGAGGGCGGATAGCCGCGTTCGGCGGCGTAGCGCTCGTAACCCATGAACGAGCCCGAGCTGACGAAGTACCGCTTACGCCGGGTGATCTTTGAGTCGATGCGACCGAAATAATCATCGGCGGTCACGGCCTGGCGGTGCGTGTGCCCGGTTACATACACGTCGGCACCGATCACATAGCCCGACTTCGCTAGCGTCGCTAGGGACTGGCCCATGCCGGTTCCATGGCGCATGTAGACTTCGTACGTCTGTTCGCCCACCGTGTAGACGAACAGCGCCGCGGCCTCCACATAGTTCACGCCGAGCGTGTCGGCGACGTCATGGATCGGGCAGTCGCCGATCGCCCGGGTGATTCGTACCTCGTGGTTGCCGGGCATCAGCGCGTCCAGCCGGTTTTCCTCGGCGAGCGGACGGAGCTGCCTGGTCAACAGGCGCTTTGCCTGGCCGACGGTCATGCGCTCGTCGTACACGTCGGACTTCGAGCCAACGATCGCCGTGTTCAGGAAGTCGCCCGTCCCAAGCATCGAGGACGTTTTCCGCGAACGCAGGTAGCCCAGCCAGTCCTCCCACAACTCGGGACTGTGGCGCTTGGCTCCGAGGTGAACGTCGCCAAGCGGGTAGACGTAATGCCGACTCTCCCCCGAGTAGTCACGGTGAATCACCGGAACCTCGACGGGCGGGGCCTCTACCTCGGGCCGTTCGCGCGCGGCGTTGATCGCCTCGCGCATGCCCAGCCGGTAGATATGATCCCGTAGCGTCGTACGGGGGACCTTCAGGTGATCCGCGAGGGCCTGGTCGGTTATGAACTTCCCGGCCAGGCCCAGCAGGTCCCCGTTGACGGGGAGGTCGGCCATCGGTGGCTCCTTAGCGGGTCGGAGTGACTTTGCGGCGGACAACCTCGCCGCCGAACAGGACGGGCAGAATCAGCCCGAGGGCCTCCAGAATGTCGGCTTCGGGGATTACCACCCCGACCTTTGCTGCGACGAACAGGACGACGGCGACGATCGCCGACGTGATACGCGTGGGCTCCTTCGCCCAGAGGCCGTGCAAGAACGCCAGCACAGCGGTCAACGGGTTACTCATATGGGCCTTTCGGGGTTAGTTGTTTTCGCGTGGCCCGCCGGGACGGTGGACCATCGCCTTGACCGTGCCGAGCAGGTGGGCCGGCCACATCTGAAACGGCGTACTCCAGGGGCATTTGCAGTTGCCGCCCTGCCGCTTCATCCTGAAGCCACAGACGCAGCAATTATCCGGTGGTGCCACGTCAGCGGGCGGTTACGACGTCGGCTTCGCCGTCCTCCTGCAGCAGACGCTCCAGCGTCGCTACGGGCATCCAGACGACGTCCGGGTAATCGTCACCCCAATTATTATTGAAGGGGACGGCCTGAGCGTTCGGTCGCGCGAGCGCTGCGAGTACCTCATCGGCCGTGGTGGCCCAGCGATACGCGCTGATGCCGAGCGTAGTCTTGACCGGACCATCGCCGACGTCACGCGTACAGACCTCCTGACCCACCTGTTCGCGGTGGCCGATCGTTTGGAGCACCTTGCAGGCCGCGCGGCAGGTCGAGCCCTCGCCGTCGGGGTACGTCCCTTCTACCTTCCGCGCCTCGTCGTACAGCCAGAAGGCGTCAAACAGGGTCCCGCGGAGGATCGTCTGTGCGCGAGAATGCCCGAAGCCGACGCACGCGCCCTCCTCGCCCTGGTTGTAGAAGATGCGGTGGGCCTCGGTGTTCAGTTTCACGGCGCCCATGGGCTCCAGGCAGAAGCTGTGGCCGCCCCGGACGGTGCCGAGGTCCTCCCTGCTCGCGTCGGGCAAGTGCCAGGACCCGTCCTTGGTCTGACGCAACTTACCGCCCTCCGGGTCAAACGACGTGTACCAGTTCACGCCGAGCGTGACCGGCACGTCCGTCGGCGCTGCGGCGCCGAGCGCGCGCAGCGGGTACTTCTCTACGTGCTCAAAGTCGGGCGGTGTTACTCGCCCGAGGGTCCCCGCCATACGTTGTCTCCTTTATTTGATGATGGTGCCTGGCGCCGTGCCGGCATTGGACACGAACTGGCCGGCGTGGGCTGCGTCCTCGTACACCGCGACCGATCGCACGCAGAAGCATGTGCTCCTCGGCGTCGTGCTGACCCGCAGGGCGTGCGTCAGGATCACGTTCATTGCGTCCGTGTTGACGGACTGTGCGAAGCCGCCGGTGCGTTTGCCGTCGACGTACTCCGTGAACGTCGAGCCTTCGACAACCGTCGTATAGCGGTGGTACTTCAGCCAAGGCTGTTCGCCGAGCAGGGTACCTAGTGTCACATAGGCTTCCTTCGTGCCGAGCCCGCTTGATTTGTAGACCGGAAAGCCGCCGATACAGCCCGTGGTGCAATTCCAGCCCCAATACTCAAAGAAGTCCAGCTCGGGAGGCCAGCGCGTGGTGCTGATGCTCCAGAACCCCGGGTCCTCGCCGCTCGACGTGTTGTTAGGCAGCTTCGCCACAGTCTCGAACGCGAACGACGCCCCACGGCCGAGCTGGTAGGTGAACCCGTTAGTGCTGACGCCCGAGCAAGCGAGTCCTTCGCAGAGCAGTTCGAGCCCGTTTGCTTCACTCTGCCGACTGGCGCTAGCGACCTCCGTAGAGGTTTCGTTGCTATTGCCGCAGCACCCCTTCGAGTTCGTTTTCACCTTCCATGCCGGGTCCTGCGCAAGCGGCACGTTGAAGCCGTCCGCGAACTCGGCCTTCCATGTGCCGCCCGGACCCGTCGGCGACGAGTTCACCACGGCGCTCGTTTTTGTTTCTTCCTTTGGCTGTTCTTCTTTTGATTCGGCAGCAAGCACGGCTTCGGCCGTTGCGGTCTTGACGCTACGCGCTGCGGCGAGGCTCGATTCGGCCGACTTGACGGCCGAATCGGCGGCTGAGTCGGCCTTGACGGCCGCTTCGAGCGGTGTCGCCGTGGCTGCCAGGGCGACTGACGGATGCTGCGATCCTCCGGGGTAGGCGGCAATCAGTGCCGCGGCGATGAGGGCAGCCGTGCCCGGGACCAGCCACTTGCGCATGTCTAGCGAATGCCTTTCTTGTGGAGCGCGTTGATCGCGCGGTTGACTTCGGCGCCCTCACGTAGCCAGCGTCCGCAAACCGTGTGATAACGCCCGGGCCTGGCGTGTAGGGGAGGACGACATGAGTGACGGGTCAACAGCACGCGCAGCGCATCGCGCTTGCGGTAGTCGGCCCATAGACGGCGTTTGAGCTGCTGCTGCGTCGGCGGCGCGGGGGCGGGCGAACGCAGCAGGAACAGAGCCACCTCCTCGCGCCTGCGGCGTGCGAGGCCCGACAGCACGACGCCGCCCGCATGGTCGTACGCCAGCAGCGGGTAGGGGTTGTGCGCCTGGATCGAGCGACGCAGCGAGCCAGTGAAAATCCCCGCACCGAGGTTCCACACGAACGAATCGAGCGCGTCGATCTGATTCTGATTGAACGAGACGCCGAGCCCGCGCACCGCCCACTGGTAGCGAGCTTCGACCAACCCACGCAGGCGGACCTCTCCAGTCGAGCGCGAGATGCACGGCGAGCTGCGATGGATACCTTCAGTTTCACCATAGCCCCTGGTCCATACGCGCCCGTAGGCGTCGAAGTAGGGACATGAGCCGAACCCCTCGAAGGACTCGATCAGGCGCAGCCCGCGCGTGGAGATATGGATAGAGCGCCCCGCCAGGGTCAGCGGCGGTGCGGCCGGCGTGTAACCGTCGGGGCGTGCCGCAGACTGCGGAGGGGTGAACCCGTGCGAGCCGCAGCCGCCAAGGATGGCGCCAGCTCCGAGCATGGCGAGGAACGCCCGCGAGGACGCTAGTGACTTTCGCATGTGTCTCCTTAGGAGGGGGTTAGTTGAAGCCGGCGCGATGTAGGACTTCGGTGCAGTTGCGAACCGGCGCAACGGCGTTGATAAGCCCCACGGTAAGTGCGCGACTCTGCTTTAGCTGCGCACGCTGGGCGACCGGCAGCGTCGGCCCGATCTTGGCGATTCTGCTGTCATAGGCGGCAACCGTGTTGCGATTGCGTTCATTTTGTCCTTCGCAGTTTTCCAGAACCGTGCGCTTACGGTTCGACGCCTGCTCGTGAATGACGTAGTAAAACGACACCCCGCTCAGGAGGTAGGCGACGAGGAGTGCCAGCCACGCGGATTTACTCATTTGCCGGCCTCCCCTATTTGAGAACGATCGGGAGCAGATTGATCGCAGCGACGCCAAGGCCGGCGACGATGACCAGTAGCGGGCCACGCTTCCACTCGCGCCCGCGTTCGTCGTCACGTTCGATCGTGGTCACGCGACGCTCTAGCGAGTCATGTTTCCCGCGTAGCTCGACTACTTCCCGGGGCACCGTGACCAGCACGTCGAGCTGACGCTGCATGTCGATAAACCCGGCGCGTGTCAGCTCCTTCAGCCCCTCCACCTTCTCGGCGACTAGGGCTACCGTGGCGCGGTCATTGCTGCCGGTGTTGTTGCCGTTCTTCTCGTCGGCCATCTGCACACCCCCTAGCGAAGCGCAAAGAACTTGCCGTCAAAGCTGATGAACTCTCCGACCAGAGCGGTAACGGCGAGCGTCACTTTTCCGTCTGATTCGATCAGGCAAAGATTGAGGGTGACTTTGCTGATATTGGGCGTATCTATACGCAGCAGGAAGGGCGGCCTGAAGCCAACGGGCAGCGTGAATAGGACGGTCCCGGACGGCAGTTCCGCAGTGCCCGAGAGGACGCCTACGAATTGCACCGTCGCGCCTTCGGTGCGAACGGCGACGCCGTTTGAGACTTTCGCACTTATTCCTTCGGGTGCCACGACTGCGGCCGCCTGCCGGCGCTCTAGGTTGGCTATTCGCTGCTCCAATTCCGCGACGTACCCCTCGACGGTCGGCGGCCTCGTCACCTGTCCCATTACGCCTGCACCTTGAAGGTGGTGTGTAGCGAGTCGGGGAGGTAGGGCGCGTTGGGATCGGGGATGCTAGTTGTCTCGAAGCCGTTTTCGTCAATCACGATCGTCATTTCGTTGACTCGCGGTTTCATGTTCTCGCTGAATGCACCGTCAACCCCATAGAAGTTCACCGTATCCCCGAGGTAGAAGTCATCGAACGGCTGCGGGCAGTTGGGGACACCGAGGTCCGGGCTAATTGACAGCGTCTTGACCGGCCCGCCCGAGCGAGCCGCGATGGCTTCCGCTCGCGCCGTGAGAACGCCCTGCGCCGTCGCGTCGCTGACCTGATCGAGATATACCCATTCGCCGTATTTGGCGATTGACACCGTGTTGCGGACTTCCGCTTTCAGGCCGTTGGCGCCGAGCAGGACGATGACATTTGCGGGCGACGCGGTGGTGCGTTGGACCGAGGCTACGTTGGCGAGCGTGCTCGGCCCGTACTGAAACTGCGCGTTTGGCTTTTCTTCGCCCTGTGATGCGTAGGTGTTGAACAGCGCCAACGTGGTGCCCTGCTCTACGTACGTCTCATCGAAGTCGAACCCGTTGATAGCTTCGGAGAGGTTGATGATCGCCTGTCCGACGTTGGCGCGTTGGTAGGTGATCGAGCGGAGCACCGTAGGTGCGGTGTCCGTGCCGAGCCCAAGGCCGACGTAGGAGAGTCCGGGCGCCACGAGCCCCCCAAAGGCCGGTGCCGTGTTTTCTTTTGTGTAGATGCCGCCGTATAGCGCGATTAGTTCTCGCGCGATGACGACGTGATCCTGTTCGCTGGCGAGGATCGACGCGCCCGTGTACCGACCGACCCCCGACGTGCCGTCCCCGTACAGCCGACCGAAGGGCGACCGGAACTGCGCGGTGATGAGGGCTGTGTCGGGCTGCAAGTCCTCCGTGAATGGTGCGAGGTAGCCGTTGAACCTGAGCGTGGCGTTGGGATGCCCAGCCGCCTTGCGATAGGCGCGTAGGGTCGGCATGGGGCCTTCGGCCACGGCCCGCATAAGCGGGCCGGCCGCTTCGTCGCGGTGAGAAATGACGAACTGCGCTTCGGCGAAGTGGTTGCGACTGTATTTGACCTGTTTGCCCGCGGCCGTCGTCATCTCGGCTAGCGGTTGGCCTGTTGAATCGCATAGCAGGAAGTCCCAGGACGCCATTCGTCAACCTCACTTGCTTTTCGCCGACGGAGCTTGTAAGTTCGGTGCATGGAACAGATTCGGTGCCACGTCATGGCATTGGGGTTCGCCTGTCTGTCGCTGTGCTGGCTTGCGCCCACGGCCGACGCGCACCACCACCAGGCGGCCTGTCATCACCACAGGAGCCACCCGCATCGCTGCGCCCATTTGCTAAGGCATCGCCACCTCGCGCCTGCGGCGCCTGTGGCGATAGCCCCACCCAGCACGGCCCCGGCAGCGGCCCCGTCGGAAACAGACAGCTATGCCGAAGAAGAAGAAGGCGTCGAAGCCTTCGCGTCTGAACAGGAACGCGAAAGCCTAGAACCGTCCCTCGAACCCGAACCCGGCGAACCGGGCGAACCGCCACCAATCGGAGGCGAACTGCCGTCTTCGGAAGGCGAAACAGTTACTAGCCCCGAAGCCTAGGCATGGGCCGACCTGTAGGCGGCTTCGAGCGTGGTGCTAAATAGTTCGTTTCCGGTGAGTATGTATGTCTGACTCGCTGGGCTCGGGGCCGCTTCAAACGCAGCCCAATTGGTTTGCGGGTCCACGAATTGCGGAGCCGGGACGCCATCCTCCGTGACAGTCCGCGTGGCCGTATTGATTTGGAGGACGTGCCCGACCGTCAATTTGCATTTCAACACGATACGAGCGTTGTCGCTCGTTCGGACGATCGACGGATTTCTTACGGCTTCCCTGATCGTGAAGATCAGCGGGGTCCGGCGGTTGCCTGCCTGCGCGACCGTGATGCCGCCCCCCGATGCGCTCGCGGCCAGGGTTGGGGTTCTAGCCATGGCCGCTTCGCCGGCACTATCGGTATCGCTGAAGTAAAGATGTTCGGCGTTGACTGCGAGGCCCCCGGGTTCGGGCATGAGCCCGTTCATAAATAGGGGTTCTACGGTTGCACCCGCGATGGTCGCACGGCCGATCACCTTGGCGTCCGTGCCGAGCCAGTATATGAACGAAGCGCTGACCGCAAGGCCGGCAGGGCTCACGCCGATACCGGCGATCCAGAATTGTTCAAGGCCCCCAAGATTGACTTTTATCCGTTCGATTGTTTGAGCTGTCGTACCCCAATAGACAAAGTTGGCGTCGGCTGCCATTGCGGCTATGTTTGGGACCTGCCATGTGCCTACGCCCTGCGCCCCACCGCCCGCGAGTTCTCGGGTCCAGATTTCCCCGCGCTTGCCTTCTTCGCTGGCGGCTCCGCGATTTGTGCTCCAATAGATTTTTGTGGTGGTCAGCGCCATGCAGCGGATTTCCCTATTAGGTTTCCACCATTCGTTTTCGATCGTGGCACCTGCGATAGTGCATCTGCCGATCTTGCCACCGGCCGTACCCCAAAAAACGTTCGTGCCATTGATCGCAATGCAGATCGGGGGTTCGGCGGTTTTCACCCATTCGGTCAGTTGGCTTCCGCCGGCCAGCGTCATGCGACCGATCGCGGCCGTGAGCCCGTCAATCCAATATATGAAGGAGGCGTCAACAAGCACGGCAATAGGGCGCTTGCCGTTGGCTATCGTGGTCAACTCGGTGGAGGTTGCAGAGGCGCTGGTAACGCTGGCACCAGGCCCAACGTTCGTTTCCGCCTGCGAGTACGCGCGCGGGTCCTCCGCAAAGAACGACACCGGGTAGTTCAGGAACTGCTGAGCCTCGGCCAGTGTCGGCTCGACTTCGGAGTCGAGCGTGACGAGCATTTGCTTTTTGAGGCCCGTGGACCCCTCGGTCCACTTCAGCAGCGCCGGGCCGTTGTCTAGCGTTTCCAGCATCGGCTGAACGACCTTGCGGAATTCTTCTAGAGCGGCCTCGATGCTGGCCTGCGACCACACCTCGCCCGTTAGCTGGATGGTGCGACCTTCCTCGAACGAAGTCTCGTTGATCGACCCGTGCGCCGAGGGGCGCACGCGCTTGGACTCACGAAGCGGTCCTACCCCAACGAGCCCTTTCGCGTCTATGAGCAGACGCCGGCTCGTCGGGGTGTCTTCGTGGATGACAACATCTTCGCCCGCAGCATTCGCTAGCGTAACCTTGCTGAGCATTAGCGCCCTCCGTAGGCGAGCTTGTGTGCGAGTTGCTGGGCCAGGCGGTCAGCGTCCCGGCGCGAACCCATGGTGACGGGGCCGGTGAACAGAACGGATGGCCCACCAGCGACCCCTGTAGCGCCCGCTGCCGCCCTTGAACGGCTGGCCGGGGTGATCGTGCCAGCGACACCAGGAGTGAACAGCTCGGGGCCTACCTCGCCCACCCAATACGGGGGCGAGTAGACGGATCCGCCCGACGCCCGATGACGGCTAGTCGGCTGCTTCGTTTCCTTGACGATGACAGGCGGTGCCGGCGTCGGGCCAGGCCCTTCGGGCGTGTAGGCAATCCCGACGCTTGCGAGTATCGCGTTCACCCTCGCCGCGTAGGCTTCGTAAGCTATCTCGCCCTTTTCGAGCTGCGAGCCCAGGGCCGCAAGCTGCCCTGTCAGCATCGCTTCGTACTGCGCCTGCCGCGCGTCGAGGGATTCCAGTTCAATTTCCTGTGCCTGATCTATCCCTTTGCGTTCCTGTTCGAGTTGCGTTTCCTCGCGCTTCTCATCCTGTTCGCGCTTGAAATGCGTTATCGCTTCTTCGGCGTGGCGTAGTTCTTCTTCCGCGGTTTTCAGTTCTTCCGGGTTTTCGTTTCCCTTGGCTTCGCGTACGTGCTTCTGTGCGTCTTCCAACGCCTTCTTGTTCGATTCTTCGGTTTGCCTGGCCTGTTCCGCTTCGTCTTCTTCGTGCTGTTTCTTCAGCGCACCGGACAGGGGGCCGCTTTCGAGTGCCTTGATCTTGGCGTTGTGGGCGGCTTCGATCACGCCTTGTTGAATCGCCTTCCACGCCTTGCCGGCTTCGGAAACGAGTTCGGTCATCTTCGACCGGATTGTTGCCACCGTTTCGTGCCAGGCACGCGCGAGCGCCTGCTGCATCGCGGCGAGGGACTTGGAGTGGGCTGCGACCAGTTTGCCGCTGAGGTCAGTCAGCTTGGACGTGTGATAGCCCGATAGCTTCGCCTCAAGGCGAGCCAGCCATTTATCGTGGCTGGCTCCGACCACTTGCGTCAGGTTTTCGAGCTTGCCTGAATGAACGGCGGCCAGGATTTTCGAGAGCTGCGACTGGCCCTGTTTTGCGTCGGCTGCTAGTTTCTTGGCCGCTTCCTTCGCCGCTGTGGCGTAACCTGCGGTGAGTTCTTTCAACGCGCCGGCACCCGTCGCGGACTTGCGATAGATCGGCGACGCATAGTCACCTTCGCCCACGCCATGCGTCTTGATCGCAACCTTGCCCGAGGAGGTGTTGCCCTCGATCGTGGTCACTTTGCTGCCGTTGACCGAGCGCACGAAACCGACGTGGCTGTTGCCAAACATCATCATGTCGCCGACATGAGGAGTGTGGCTGACGCCCTTGCGGTAGCCATGGCTGCCCTCTTCGGCCCACTGGCGGATCGTCGCAACCGAGGCCGTACGGATTGCCTTGTTCGCCCCGCCCATCATCGCGGCGGTCGTTGCGAACTCGGCGCACCATGCGGCTGCGCGAGTGTGAAATTCGCCCTGCAGCTTGTCCAGTTCCGGGCCGGTGTTCTTCCCGGTGGACTCGGCGAACTTGCCGACGTGCTGTTCGGCCCAGGCTACGATTTGCTGCGGCGACAGCAGGTGCGCCTTTGCCTTCGCCGCAGCTTTCTTGACCTTGCTGGCCGCTTCGTGTTCCTGTTCTAGTGTCTGCACCGTACCCGTACCACTGGTTCGGGTCGGGTGGCCGTGCTGGGGCGTGTGGTAGTGCGCGTGGACGATGCCTTCTTCAACAGGACCGCCTGCGGCATTGTAGCCAATGTGCTTACCGCCGTAGCTGATGTGGTACGTCTTCGCACGTCGGTAGATTGCACCGTAATTTGACTTCGCGGGTCGCTCGAAGTTTTCAACGAACACCTTTTCGGCCGCCCCTACCGAGGAGGCCTTCATCAACTTTGAGAGCGTACCCTTTTCCGGGCCGTGCAGTTCGTGCAGCAGGTATTCGAGCTGCGTTTCTAGGGAGTTACCCGAGGTGCCGTGCCGTCCCGCGAACTTGCGCAAGCCGGACAGCCGCGAGCCCAGCCACTGCGCGATCCCGTATGCGCCTTCGGAGCCGGCGTTGGTCGTGGACAGGCCCGATTCGGCGCCCAGGATTTTCGTAATTCCGGCTGCCGTGGCGGCCGGAAGACCGCCACGTTCCTGGAGGAAGCGGGCGATTTTGTCAGCCTTGCCACCCGATGACTGCAGGCCAAAGCCGGCGGTGCCGAACGAATTATGCGCGGCGGCATTATGTTCGCCGCTGATCCCGCCACCTGTCAGTTTGTTGATGAGTGGCTGCGCCGCGACAACCGCAGCCACTACGGCAGCGATCGGGCCGAGCATGGCGGTAAAGGAGGCACCGGCCTCCTCGTTGGCAGTGACGATCGCCGCGTCCTTCGCAGCAATGTCCGTTGCCAGGCCGTCCTGTGCGGCAGCGGTGGCGGTAGCGCCCGCCTCGGCGGCCGTAGCCTGCGCAGCAAAGGACGTCTCGACCACAGCGGACGAGCCCGCGATCTTCGCCGCCAGCGTTTTGACGGCTCCGATCATGTCCTGCGTCGCTTTGACGAACTTGGTGGCCTTGGTGTAGGCGTACACCGAAATAGCCAAGCCGAGCACGCCGCCGATAACGGCGCCTAGCGCAATGGCTGCGGCTTCGTGCCGTTTCAGCCAATCAACGCTGTCCATGATCGCCGACGTCGCCGCCCTCATGGCGGGAACCAGCACCTTGCCAAGCGACCCACCCAGATTCTCGGCGGTGGCCTTCTCCTTGCGCCACTCACCCTCCAGCGTCTCGGATTGCTTCTTCGCGGCCGACGCGGCGGTCCCATGCTTCGACATGGCGGCTGTCGCCGCGTTGAAGGCGTGTGGCCCCTGGAGGATGATGCTCAGGAGCTGCTTGTTGGCGGACGCGCCGAACAGAGCCTTGGTCGCCTGTAGTTGTGACTGCTGCGTCAGGCCAGCGAGTCTCGGTTGTAGCTGCTTTATGACCGATGACAGGCCGACGAACTTTCCGTGTGAATCGTAGATGTTCAGGCCAAGTTGCTTCGCCATCGCGGCAACGCTCTTGCCGCCTCCGAGGAGGGTGTTGAATGTGCCGCTTAGCGCACCCATCGCCAGGCGTCCGCTGAGCCCATGCTTTGCCAGATCGTCCATTAGGCCGGCCGATTCACCGAGCGTCGGCGCCAGCGCGCCGAGCTTGCCCCGGATTCGATCAACGGTCTGCGCGAGCGTCCCGAGCTGTGAGCCGGTCGCTTTCGAGGCGTTGAACAGAATGTCGCTCGCGGCACCTGCGCCCTCTGCGTGGATGCCATACGTGAGCATGACTTTCCCGAGCGCTTCGGTCGAGGACTTCAGGTCTTCGCCGGTCGCCAACGACAAGCGTTCGGCCGCGTTCATCACCTTGAGCGCCTCGGACGCGTTCAGGGCGTGCCCCTCAACGTTCTTCAGCTCCCCCGCAACGGTTGAGTACGCTTCGGCCACCATCCGGGCGCTGTTCTCGCCCTCGGCCATGTGCTTGAACGAAGACGTGATCTTGCTAGCCGCTGCAACGGATGTGCCACCCGCGGCAGCGACACCGGCCGTGGCCTTTTCCAACTTGACGGCCAGGGCGGCCGAGCCGACGACCACTGCGGCAACGGCCGCTGCGGCGTCGCGCCCTACCTTCGACGCGGACTTGCTGGCGCGAGCGGTAGCCTCACTAGAGGCTGCAACCCGCCGATTGGAGCCCTCGATCTTGGCGGCGGCTGCGTCTGTGGCAGCCGCCGCCTCCTTGGATGCCTTGATGAGCGATGCCGCATCGCCAACGAAGATGACCTCCGCAGTACGTGCCGCCATGTCGTCACCTCTCAGTGCTGCGATTTACGGGATGCGTCCGCTGCCGCCTCGTCCATGGCGTTGATTTCTGCGTTGATACGGGCCAGCTCCGGTATCTCGTACCGAGCCATCTGCCACGGCTCTATGCCGTAAACTCGGAGGAGGACTGGCTCCCATCGGGCTCGGGGTTCATCGCCGGGTCGCCACTGTTCGAGATTGTTGAGCCGTCGGCCACGCTGGCCGTAACGGCGGCGGTAGGGTCCGCCTCGGCCTCCGCTGCGGCTGCGGCCTCGATCTGCTTGGTGAAGTTCTCAAGGATCGGGGTCGCATCTAGCGCTTCGATCTTGGCGAGCACGTCCGCCTCGCCCATCTCGGGGTGCTCACGCTGCACGGCGATGGCGAACAGCGTCACCATCTGCTCGGGGTCAAAGAAGTTGAAGTGCGACAGGTCCTTCATGCCTGCCTGCAACTTCAGTCGGCGAGCCTCGCCCAACGTCAGCCGGTCCAGGTCAACCTCATACTCCTCGTCGTCCAACTGCATTCTCAGTGTTGCCATGCATTCTCCTTTTGTGTGAATTAGCCCGCTACGAATTCGCGCTCTAGCCACTCCAAAAGGCTGTCAACCTCCTCGCGGACAAACTCCCGCTCGGAACCGACAGCCTTTATCATCCAGCCAGAGACGTCCGCTCGCTTCAGCAGCGTGGCGTGATTACGTCCAACCTTGCCCCCCACGTTTTGCGCCCCGCCGTGGAGGGCCGTCGAGTAAACCGATGCCTGCCGTTGCGTGACGCTCACGCGCACGGATTCCTCCAGGCTGGGGTTGCCCGGGTCGCCGTGACGGCCGGTTCGGTGACTAACGAACTGCGGCGCTGCCTTTGCCACTGCCTCCCCGATGGTTCTAAGCCGCTGCTGAAGCTCGTAGGCGAGGCCGAAGTCGGCCTTCCCCGCACCGATCCGACCTAGGGCGACGTTGAGCTGCTGGAATCCGACCATCGCAAGGCCCTGGTCCCGCACGGCATAGCGAGGCATTAGTCACACTCCAGGTAACGGATCGCCGCACGAAGCCGCCTAGGTTCAGGGGGCAGTATCTATTGTCCTGTACCGAATTTGCACACCGCCCGTTCCGGCGTTGTCGTCCAGCGCGACATAGGGGAGCGAGATGTCCACGAGGTCGGCACCCGTGACGTCGGGGCCTTCGCCGTCAAAACGGCAGGCCGGCAGTGTGACCTCGACAGCGTATTTGAAGGTGCCGGCGATGACCGGACCCTCGAAGAAGGCCGTGATTTCCGCTTCCGTCCCGTTGACGAAGCGGTTGTACTCAGTCAGCCCCATGAACTCGACGTCGAGCTTGCCGGTATAGGCGCGCAGCCCGGCCTCCAGCTGCTCTTTCTTCTGCTGAGACGAGCTGCCGCGCATGAAGTAGCGGTCCAGCTTCTGTTGCGTGTCGCCGGCCAGGGAGAATTTCTTGGTCGGTACTTCGCTGCCCGCGATCTTGATTTCCCCGCCCGTGTAGGCGAGTGGCACGGCGTTGGCCGCGTAGGCTGCCGACGCAAGCGCCGTCGCCGTGGACTCGCTGGCACCGTCGATCGTCGGCTTGAATTTGAGGAAGCCGTTCTCGTCGCACATCAGTTCCCACTTGACGAACTTGCAACCCGACCAAGTGAACGCTCGGACGGTGCCTCCCGTGTCCCCAACCGCGATCTGGGAGGTGAACGACTTGCCGTCAAGCTGGCCGACAGTCGCCGTGTGCTCCCAGACGGTCGGGAATGAGCCCGCGTTCGGCTGCGAGGATGTGATATTCCCCAGCGCGTGCTTGAAGGGAAGTCCGAAGCCCTGCGTGTTGATATCGAACTCGATATCACCCGCAACGCCTTCGCGGCCGGTCGTCCACTGCTGCTTGCGCACATTACGCCGGTTCGGCCGAAGGCCCGACGACGTCAGACGCTCAAGCGTCTTTTTGATGGATTCGCTGTTGAACTCCAAGAACCGCGACGGCGGAGTGATCGTGGCGAACGTCGTCTCGTCGGCCATCCCGAACTGTGCTGAAAGGCCACCTGCTAGAGCCATCTACTTACTCCCTTTGTCGTTTGACGTCGCTGCAGGCGCCCTCACCTTTTCCCAGGTGTCCTGCTTGGCGAGATTCTTCCCGACCCTGTCGGGCACTTCGACCGTGTCGCTCTGATAAACCAGCGCGTCCGGCTCGTCCTCCTTGCCGACGACGGTGAAGCGCACCTCGTCGTTGCCGTCCAGCACGTAAACGCCCTGAACGGGACCGCGATAGATCAACCGCATTGCGGGTCCTTTCTGTCGCCCGTTTAGGGCCATTTGCGGGCCGTCTGCCGCCCTGCGCGGCCTACGGCGAGGGTTTCGTCCACACCCGCGTTCGGCGGGCGTTACGGGGCCAGGTGGCCCCTCACTTCCGATGCTTGACCTCGACGCGGCATACGGCCTCGGCTAGTCGCTGTCCCGCCTCGATTAGCGGCGTCATTTCAGCGCCGCCCCATACCACCCAGCCCGAGACGATTCCTTCCATGACGTCCCCGGCCTGCCCGGGGTTCAGGCGCACGAGGTTCTCGATAATCGACACGATTGCCCAGCAGCGCTCCTCGGCCGCCTGCGCGTCGTTGCCGTCGCGGGCCACGCCAACAATCAGTTCGATGACGTAGTCCTCATCCCGGCGCTTCCGGCCGAGGGCCGCAGCCTTCTCCCGCTCACTGGTCTTGTGGTAGAAGACGTATTCCTGCTGGATCGTCGCTCCGGGATGTGCATATTCAAGCTGCACGTCGGACAGCGAGCCAGTAGCACGCATTAGCGTCAGTAGCGCAGCCTTCACAGCGGGCGCCGAGGTGGCGGCCACTAGAACGGCACTCGCTTGTATTTCGCCAATATGTGGAGCGCCTCCGTGGGGAAGCCCTGCTTGGGGACGGCAACCGGACCTTCGTCGGGCGAGCGATAGGCCGCTACATTCCCGGTGATCCGGTGAACCACCGTCAGTGCCGTCGCGTCAACGACCGGCAGGGGTACCGAAGGGAAACCCCACTTGCCCGTTACCGTAAGCTGGCGCGTCGGCCACTCAATGCTGCCGTACGAGGCGCCGAACGGCTGCACCTTCATTCCGGTGAACACGCCGTTGCGTCCCTCATACGGCCACAGCCGATACTCTTCCTTGGTGAGCACGTAGGGCGTCGCGTTGTCGCTGTCGGCAACAACGGAGGTTTCCGGGTTGTCCACGCTCTGCAGGTCGAACGGGGCGAAGCTGACGAGCGTGCCCGTCCGTTCCCAACTAAATGTCTTGGTCGCATGTTCTTCGACCGGGGCGAACTGTCGCTCGCACCAGTCCATGACCTCCTGCGACACCCGGAGAATCTGTGACTGAATGAAGGCGTCCTGTGCGGTATCCGTCGCCGCCTTCTGCATTAGCAGCCGCACGTCGGCGAGAGTGCAGAGTTCGCTGCCCGTCGGCGGGGGGTTTAGCGCCGTGGCTGCGCCAACGACCATTTCCTCGGTCGAGGTAGTCGAGGGCGTCACGGTGCCCGTGTCCCAAAAGACGAGATAGCTGCCGGCTTCGGCCGGCGCGGCCGCCAGTTTTGCCAGATACGTCCCCGACCCCGCGACCACCTCGGTTATGTTCGCTGTGGTGCGTGCAATGACGGTAGCGCCGTCGAGGTCGCGGATCACTCGAACTCCGATTGTGCCAACGAGTCCGGTCGGGGCGTTGTCGAGGACGGCCTGAAAGGCGGTCCCGGGTTGGGCGTAGATCACGACAGCACCTGATAGGTCGATTTGATTTCGGTAATGGTCGCAGTCGTTGGGACTTTCCACTTTTTCCCGGCGGCGAGCACGAACGTAAACGGCCGTTTTTCGGAAGCCACTTTGCCGGTGTAGTTCGCTTCGATGATCGTTTCCGCTTCGATTTCGATTTTGTAGACCGTGAGTTCGGGTTTGGACGAAATCGTCAGGTAGACGAGGCAAGCGCTCGCGCCCGAGCATTCAAAGAGAGTGTTTTGGGCGCGTTCTTTCAGTGGTTCGACCACCGCGCCGATTTCGAGTTTGCCCGCGGGGCCGGCGGGACCCTGTGCGCCGGTCGCTCCGGGCAGCCCGTTTTCACCTTTTTCACCGGTAGCGCCTTTGGGGCCTTCGGCGCCCGTCAGCCCTTTGACGCCCTGCGGGCCTTCGGGTCCGGCTTTCCCTTCTTTCCCTTCGGCACCGGCTGTGCCCTGAATCCCTTGCGGTCCCTGCGGCCCAGTCGCGCCGGTCGAGCCAGGCGGTCCCGTCGGCCCCAACAGCGAAGTGGGGCCGGTGCCGCTCCACGTCGAGGAGAGCTTCGGCCCCCATATCGCGTGCGCCGTCGTGTCGATGTAGAACTCGCCCACGCGCCCCGTGCCACTGCTGGGGGAGCCACTGCCGTTTAGAACGCTCAGGCCCGTTTCGCCTTTTTCACCGCCCCCACCTTCCCCGCCTTTGGGCGGGAAATGAGCCGCGGTGCGGGGTGCCGTTCCGGCGGGTTCGAGCGCTACGACGCCGGTAATCAGGCCGCCAATCAGCAGCATGGTTGCCGCAGCAATGGAGGCGATATGCCGTCGTTTCGTCATCGCGTCTGCCTGACGTCTCCGCGCACACGCTTCATCTCCTCTTCGCAGTGCGCCACCTGTTCCCTGTCACCTGCGGCCCTGTACGCTTCGCGCTCCTTGATGACACTGGCGATGTACGCGGCGGCCTGCTCGTTGGTTCTCATCGTGTCAGTCCCTCCACCCCCAGCTTGTCGCGGGTGTCGTAGTAGGTCTTGGCCGCCTTCGCGCGCCACAGGTCGCGTGCCTCGTTCCGGTGCTGCAGGCGCATCGCCGGGAGGCTGAGCGCGGGGGTCACGTTGCCGTCGCCCCACAGAAAGCGCCCGTCGGGTGTCAGATAGTGGTAGTGACGCCCGACGACCGAAAGCCCGCGGATCGCGCGGAACATCGACCGGAACGGCGTCTCCTCGATTGCGTCGGTGACGAAGGGGCGTTCGTGTGGCTCGAAGTGCTCGCGGTATCTCCACATAGTCACTTCGGCGACGTCGTGTTCGGTCTGGGCTAGAACGTCCCGCAGGCTATAGCCCACCTGCGTCACCAGCGAGTCACCGTCGAGGATCAGGTACCAGTCGTCGTTTGTCGTCATCCGTTCCGCCAGGTGAAACATGAAATTGCGCTTTTCGACCTCCTGACCCTGCCAGGTGATCTGCGGTTCGTGGATTGTGCAACCGATCCCAAGCGAGCGTGCCGTCTCGCGAATCGTGTCCGCCTGCCCCGAGGGGCTATGTGCGCGGCCCCGCGGGTAGAGGGCGTACGCCCCATCCACCGCAACGATGTGGTCAGCGACGCCCGAGAGCGAAGCCACGAGGCCCGCTAGGTGTGAGGGCTTCTCGTCGTACCAGCTACACAGCGCGACGACGCGCATTAGTAGTCGTCTCCGTCGGCGCGAATGGCGATACGGCCCGTGTGGTCGGCCTTTAGGGCCGCGAGGCGAAAGCCCAGCGGGGCCTGTTCGATGGCGCGCTGAACACAGTCAGCCAGCTCGCCCTCAAGAATAAAGATCACGCGCGTCCGGTCGCTGTCGCGTATGTAGGTGAGGTGGTGCTGTGGCGCGCCATGCACTAGACGCCCATTCCGGCGCAAGCCTGCGTGGCGGCGCCTGGTGTATAACGGAGATTGCGCGCAGGGTTGCCAGCCCACACCTCGCCAGCGGGAACGTCCCGCGTGACCACGGCGCCCGCGCCGAGACGCGCGCCCTCGCCGATGCGTACGAACGGGAGCACTAGTACGCCGATCCCAAACTTCACCTTTTGTGACACGAAGGCGTGGCCGCCAATGACCGTGCCGGGTGCCAACTCACAATCGTCGCCGATCACCGCGTCATGCCCGACGTGAACCTTCTTCATCAGCCAGGTCCGGCGCCCGATGTAGGTTGGACGCTGCAGTCCCGCATCCACCGTGACGTGAGCCTCGATGCGTGCCGTCGACTCCACCGTCGGCATGTAGATTGCGTCTCCCGGTTTCCAATCGCGCGACTCGGGGGGGTGGCCGATGATGGCCGTCGGGTCACACGCGCCTCCGTAGGATGTGAATCGTCCTGCGCTCATGCGCTCTGTCTCCTGTTTCGTGTGGGGTGCTGCAACTGCGGCCTGTGTGACTCGAACACACAACGTTGCGGCCGGCGCGAGGGCCGGATGGCTGTCCAGTGGCAGCGAACCGCGCAACGGCACCCCCTGGTGGACCGCGGGCAGCCGTAGCTGCCAGGTGACGAGTGACCTTTGCGTGAGCACGCGCGGGCTACCCGATAGGGGTAGGGAGACACACCCGCCACCTATGACCCCTGCGAGCGCGAAGCCCGCAGGGGCTGGCGAGGGCGCTTCCTAGAAGGTCGGGGTCACAAGACCCGTTCCTTCGATGGTGGAAATGCCTTCTGCGTAGCGTTCGTGCGTCAACGCCAGGTAGTTGAAGACCTGCGCACGAATGGCGAGTTCGTTCGACAGAACCTCTTCGTACACGCGCGTCTTGACCGGCTCGTCCTCCAGCACCCAGGAGTCCTGGACACGCTGAATGATGACGAGATCCTGGTTGGTGCCCGCTCCGAGGTTGGTCGGGATCGAGGCGTCAACCGTGACCGGCAGACCCTGCATCTGGCCCACGAGCCCCTGCGACTGGACGCCGTCCTGCACGCCGGTCGCGTTGAACGGCTGATTAGCCGCGGGGAGGAACAGCGGGCGTTCGTTCGAGTCCACGGAGGCGAGCAGCCAAGCCCACCTACGCGGGTGCATGACGATCGCGGAAGGCGGCAGGAACCGCTTGGTGTGAATCCGCTGGATCGCGTCTGCAACCTTGGAATAGAATTCCTTGACTTTCGGAGACGCCTGCGTCCATGTGACCTTCTGCCCCGCTTCGACCGTTTCGACAACACCCTTGGCGTTCGGCGCAACGCCGGACCCCGTCAGGGCCTGCAGGTCGGTCTTGGTGAGGTAGTCCGCGACGAGATCGGGAAACACGACCATGTCGGCAAGCTCGGGCACCGCACGGTCAAAGAGCTGACGTGCGAAGTCCTGCTGACCCGCCACGGTGATAACCGGGAAGGTAAGCAAGCCGGTGGTAATGTCCTGCGATTTGACAGCACCCAGGTCTTTCTGCGCTGCCGTCGCCGTACCCGTTTTCAGGCGCGGAATGTTGATGCTGTTGGTGTTCGGCGGAAACGGACGCTTCGACAGCAGATCGAAGTACGGGCGTGCCGCGCGCGCAAGCGCGAGGTACTCATCCTGCAGGTACAGTGGCGCTACCAGCTCGCCACCGGCTCCTGCCGTCTCGGCGATGGCGCGCTCATCGAACGTGCCTTTGCCGAACTTGCCTTTCGCCGCCAGTTCGCGCGCGTTCTGGACGATGCGCTCGGTCGCGCCCCTGTCGCCCTTCTGCGCTTTGAGCTGGTCCTGCATGAACGAGTGCGGACCACCCTTGGTGTACGTTTCCGGGCCGTCTCCGACCTCGACCGTTGCACCGTCGTCCACCACGAGACTGCCGTCGTCCGGCACGTCCGCGGGTACGTTCGGGTCTACGGGAAGCGCGTCGCGGGCCTCGGCAAGTGCCTCGGCACGCTCCAGCTTCGTCACTGCCTCCGTGTGAGCCCTCTCGGCCTCATCGAAGTTGGCCTGCAGCTTCAGCTCGTCGGCCCCCTCCTGGGGGTTTTCGAGCTGAGTGAAGGCCTCGTCCATCCGCTTGAAGGCAGCCTTGACCGCCTCGCGGAGCTGCTCGATTTTCACTAGTTCTACTTTCGTGTAGTGAGACGCGCGCTGTTCATGCGCTTGCGCGTCCCGGCGCGAGTTGCCTCGCGTTCTGCGTCGCCCGCTAGGGCCTTGTCGGCCGCGTGAGCAACACGACCACCCGCTAGGACCTCATCGGCCGCGTGAGTGGCACTACCAAGGAGGCCACGCTCGCGCGCGTCCTCCAGGGTCAAGCCAGGGACATGTCCCTGGCGAAGTGCTGAGTCCAGCCGGTCGCGGCTGGCTATGGAGACGTCCGTCTGTGGGTACGCGCCAAGGGCGCAGACCGTCACGTCATACAGCGTGCCGATCTCCGTGATAGTCACCGTGACCTCTTCGTCATCAGTGCCCTCGTCGGCGTATTCCCACGTCTCCGCGTTGATGGTGAAACAGAAGGACGCCTGCTGAATGTCGCCGCGCTCCAGAAGGATGCGGAGGTCGCTACCCCAGCTCGTCGGCGCAACTTTTGTGGACTGCAGCAGGCCCTCACCATCTTCGCTCAGGATGAGCGTGTCGTTCAGCGTGTGCCCGAGTATCCAGCGATCGTCGTGCTGCCAGTTCGACACCACTTCCAAGGGGTCGGCCTGGAGTGCCTTCTCGAAGGCGCCTGGCGCGATGTACTCCGTGAAGTAACGAAAGTCGCAAGGCTTGTCGAACACGGCCGCATGGCCGACGATCTTGTACGCGCCGGCTTCGGCGCCACTATCCCGACACTCCAGATCGCCGGGATAGACGAACCGTCTGACGGCGCCCGCTGGCGTTCGCAGCGAAGGTTTCAAGTTACTGTCCTTTCGATGGCACGCCGTAGGCGGGCATTGGTAGCGGTTGCTGCTCCTGCTCCGATGTGTCCTCGCGAACGGGCGGAACATCCTTCGCCTTCGTGGGGTCGTCCGGCGGTGGCCCTTCGTCCGCGCCCGGCTGCAGCGCCGGGGCGCCACCAACGGGCGTTTCCTGATACACGTCCCCGCCCTCGATGGGCGGTTCGTTCTCCTTGCGCCGAATGTCGTTCGCCGACTGCCAGCCGCCCTGTCGTGCCTTCAAGTACGATTCGTACCGGAGTGACATTTCCGCCCGGACCAGGCCCTCTGTCTCGAAGAACGGGAACAGCGACTTGTCGGGGAACATGTCGGGGTCGGCGTGCAGCCCTTCCTCGAACCGTTTGATCCAGGCCGAGATCGAGAAGGTGAGCAGCTCAGAGTTGCGCTGCTCGGGGGTCGAGCGCGGGTTTTGATCGACGCCACCTAGCGCCCAGGCGGGCAGCCCGAGCACGCGCGCGGCCTGATCCACGCTCCACCGCTGCGATTCGATGATCTGCGCCTGCTCCGCGTTCACACCGATCTGCTGGTACGTGGCTTCGCCGAACAGCGCGGCCACCTTGTGCGAGCGCCTGCTGCCCCGGTGCCGATCCTCCCACGTCTCGCGGGTGTCTTTCGCCGCTTTGGAATCGCCGCCCTGCTTGAACGAAATGACGCCCGAGGGCGTCGCGTCGTTGTCGAAGAAGCGGCCGGCGAACTCCTCGGCGCTGATCGCCGTGCCAAGCGTGTTCGCGGCCAACATGATCGGCGAGATACCGATGCACGGGTCATCGAACAGCACGCCCGGTATATGGAGAACGTCGTCAGCCGTAAGCGTGACGATCCTGCCGTTATCTTCCCGGATTTCGTATTCGAGCGGGCCGCCGCCCTTGGGATACTTGGGGCGCACGCGCGAAGGCTTCAGCGGGTACAGGGCCTGCACGCGACCACGCGACTTGGCCTTCAGCGAGTAGCTGTTCCCCATCGCCACCATCGAGGCGACGACGAACTCCTTGAACGCGAACGGCGTCTTTTGCGTGTCATTCGGCGTGTCGTGCAGTACTTCGTACTGCCAGCTCCCGACGGCCTGTTCGTGGTCGCCGTTGGCGTCAGTCTTGACGACGCCGAGCGGCATGGCTGCGACCGTTTCACCGAGGAGCCGGACACCGCGCAGGATTGCCGGCAGGCCGGCAGCGATCTGCGGTGTGACGCGCCGCCCGGCTATGGACCAGGCACCTGTCCCCACCCCCTCGGCGGGCGTCGGGATGGTGCTCTCACCCGCGAACATGCCCGCAGCGCGGGGTTGTACGTCCCCGCGAGGGGTGGCAAGGATCATGCAGCCCCCTTCAGTCCATTACCTGTTTGAAGAGCACCCGAGCGCGCTCGACTTCAGCGCCCCCCTCCAGGGGGATCGTCTGCTCCGGGCCCTCGATCAGCTTCGCTGCTACGAGGATGTAGTCCCAGCGCGTTCGAGCGACGAGGATGCCTTCGATAGTCACGCCGGGCGACTCCGTGATGCCGCTCCGGTCCAGCGTTACGCCGTTCTGCAGGTGAAGGCGCACTAGGCGCCGACGGTTGCTGAACGGATTTACCACAGCGCGGCGCCTGGCTCGGCCGTTTGCTCGGTTGCGAGCGCGAGCGCCATCTCAAGGGCAATCGCACCGTCGATCGGCGGCCCGTTGCGTTTGGACTTCACCAGCTTGAACATGTCGTCTCCTATCTCCTTTGCCACGGGGGCCATGATGTGCGCTGCGAACTCGGGGTCGCCGTCGTGGCGCAGCAGCTTGTCCTTGACGATCGCCTGACGCAGCCGCACGGCGGCAGGTCCCATTCGCTCGGGTGACTGCGGGAACTCCTCGACCGCGACACCCTCCGCTTCGAGTTCCTCCCATAGTTGATCCAGGTACTTCGGATCGCCCGCGCAAGCGCGCAGGTCGAAATTCTCGTGCAACGTCATCACGGCGTCTTTCACCTCGCCGTACGGAACGGGATCATCTTCGCTGCCTCGCCGAATCCAAGCGGCCGCGGTGAACAGCCCGTCGGGGCGTTTCTGCACCACCACGAGGGCGGCGCAGTCCATGTATCGCGCCATGTCAACAGCGGCCACAATCGGAAGTCCCGGGACCAACGCCAGGTCCCACTCGACCAGTGCATCCCAGGCGCCCTCGGGGAGCCACGATTCAAAGGCCAGCGTCCACAGGTTGCAGCGGTAGCGCCGGAACGTCCAGGGTGTCAGAGACTCCTTGGCGTCCTCCAGCGACTCGATCGTCACCCAACTCGCCGGGTTGGCGAGCTTTACGACCGCCATGTCCTCGACGTCGTCCCCAGGCTCGCCCGGACCCTTCGGGATCAGCGCCCATTCCAGCATGACGCTGTTGCCCGAAGGCTTGCGGGCGGCAATGAGCCGCCCGTCCGGGTGCTCCTCCACGTCCCCATTCGGGAGCGCGATTAGACGCCGCCGTTTATCGGAGCAGTCGAGGAACGTCTGCCGCAGCGCGCCCAGCGCCCCTTCGAGGTCCCAGCCTGCGGTACTGATCGTGACAAGGATGCCTTTGCGCTTGAACAGCCCCGAGCGCATGTCGGTATAGAGGTTGTCGTTCTCGTGGGCGTGCAGCTCGTCAATCAGTGCGAGCGTCGGGTTGAAGCCCTGTTTCTTGCCGCCCTGCTTGGAGTCATCGGAGGCCAGCACGCGGATAAAGCCCTGGTCGATCCGGGACTCGATCTTGTGCGTGCCTTTGAGTACCTTCAGCCGGGCGGCGATTTCCGGCTCGCTGTCAACGAAGTGACAGGCGAAGCGGTACATCTCCTCGGCCTGAATCTTGTCCGCCGCGCCGATGTAGCAGTTGGCGTTGCGCGTGATTAGCAGGTGATAGACCGCGAGTGCGGCCATTAGCGTTGTCTTGGCGTGCCCCTTCGGGATCAGCACCAGCAGCTCGACGCGGCCCTCGGTGAAGATTTCCCGCAGGATCAGCCGCTGAAAGCCCTCCAACCGTGCGGGGCGCCCCTCGGGAAGGGTGAGCTGCTCGTAGAACCAGCAGAAGTGGTCGTACTGCCACCGCAGCCGGCCCTTGGGCCTAGCCGTCATTCGCCATCTCCACCAGCACGTCCCCGTGACACGGCCGCGGCGCACACCAGCAGCCGAGTACCTTCCCGCGAAGCTCGTGGAGATCGTCCAGCAGCTCGCTACATTCCAGGCCGCGGCGATACAGCGCGACGACCTGCTCTCGCGTACCATCCTGGCCGAGCACGAAGGGGTTGCCCCACTTCGACGGGCGGCCTATGT